GGCTCGATTGGTCAGCTCGGGGTCATTGAGCGCCCCGAGGGCGTCGTTGATCGCGTTGGCGATTTTGTCGGTCGCCTCGTTGCGGGCGAATGTGACCGCTACGTCGTCATTGAGGACGGCGAGAAGGCGCTCGTCTTCCTGCGCCCAATACTCGCGGTGCTCATGGGTCATGACCCCGGCGACGTAGTGGAGGGCGGTGGCGATGCGTTTGACGCGTGCGTCGTTGGCGTCGCGGTCGAGCTGTAGCTGAGTCTTCGGGGTGGTGAGCATGGTGGTGATTGTTAGGCGAATCATTCGAAAGCAATAGCTATTTGATATACAGAGATGCTGCCTGAAACAGTAGAGCTTGCTGCATTCGATTGTGTTGCTATTGCTACTGGAGAGCCTGACCCGACTAAATCTGATGTCGGTGCTCCTGAGTGCGTTCCCAAGACTAAACCGCTAAACCCATCTGATACCGTCACAATTCCGCCAGCTACCTCGATGAAATAGCTTTTGTGGTTGGAGTTGCTAACCCATGTATCAATGATTGCGCTTCTAGTTGAAGGCGTCGTGGCATTTTGCGTAACAATTCTGACGTTTCCTCCAATGCACTCAATCGCAACGTATCCATTTGAGATTGAGGTGGTAGATGGCAAAATGTTTGCGATCCCTGCGACGTTTTTCGCCTGCGATCCAATAACGATTGCCCAATCTTGCTTGGTGGTATCGAAATTAAAAAAAGACCCCATTCTTACTGCCATTTTGAGCTTATTGGCAAAATTCAATGTTCCGTAACCGCCCAGTCCGACCCCGCTTCCGAGCCTTGTTGCCCGCTCATTGTTGAGCTGGTTGGTGAAGGCTGTCATCGCACCAAAACCAATAGTGCTTGCGCTCCTTATCGAAAGCGAAAGCAAGGATTGATCCAGCCCGGTCCCCGAACCTGACGCCGTGGATTGCCAACCCGTGACCATCGGGATGCTCATCCAACGCAAGGGGTTAAAGTATCGAGCTTCAACGTCTCCTTGCGTTACGAGCGAGTTCGCCGCCGGGGTGCCGGTCCCGGCGCTGGTCGGGCGGGTAGGCGAGGAAAAGGCCCACTCCCCAGCAGCCTGCACCGCGCCGGTCATGAGGCCGAGCTGCGCGCGGACGAAGGCGAAGAGGTTCGCAAACGTGATCCGCCTTAACGCGCCCGATGCCGCCGTCTCCGTCATCGGCAACTGATCAGCCGCTAGTGCCACGGTGTCCTCGGTGGCCGCGTTGATCGTCGAGGCGAGCCCGGCGTTCGTCGGCGTGCGGGCGTCGGACAAGCGGGCGTCGGCGTTGATGACCGCCGTCCCTGCAATCGCGCTCGGAAGGATGCCGGTCGATGGTGCGGCGGCAATCGCGCTGCGGGCGGAGGCTGCGTTCGCTGCCGTCAGTAGGGCGCGGCCTGTCGCGGTGGAGTCGGTGATCTCTGTCGAGGCGTGAGTGTGAGCCGTGGCGGCTTTACCAGCGAGCGCCGCGTCGAGACCGGTGATGGTCGACGTCGCCTGCGATCCGGTGTGGTTGGCTCGAGCCAGAAGCACCGCGTCCGAGCTGTTCGCGGTGGCACCGGTCGCGATACCGTCGAGCTTGGTTTTGGCCGCGCTGCTGGCCCACCATGCGGCAATCGCCTGGAAGACGCGCTGAGCGGTCCATGCGCGGCGGGCGGTGGAAACGCCAGCCTCGGCCTCGGCTTGGGAGACGGTCTCAGCGGTCCATTCTCTGGCGTCGCTCAGGCGGGCGTCGTTGCCGGCTACGGCGTCGCCCGCTCCGCTGCCGATGATCGGCGGGAACGTCGACGGCTTGCCGGAGAGGGTGGACCATGTGACGCCGGCCGCCTGATAGAACGGGTCGAAATACGCCTTCAACTGCGCCTTGATCGCGGCCCAGGTGGCCTTTTTCAGCGACCATGAATCCGCGCTGTCGGCCATGCCGAATTCGTCGTCGTCGGCGATCAGCGGCTTCGCGGTCGCGGCGTGGATCGCGAGCGCGGGATTGCCGCCGGGATAGGGCGGCTCGGTGGTCTGGACCGGGATGCTGGTGGTGGTCTCGCGGGTGACGTCGCGCGTGAGGCGCAGGCAGCCGATCGCGACGGTGCGCACCTCGCCGGTGGTGGCATGCTGCGCCTGGACGTCCCAAAAGAGCACGCGCTGGGTCGCTTCCACGGTGTCGGCGGGAACCACGGCGACGCTCGCGACCGAGCCTTCCGCGGTTATGCCAACGCCAGACGCCTTCTGAATCACGGCCGCGCTGTCGGGGTCGGCGGGGTCTTCCTTCGCCGTCCAGATCAGCAGCCAGTCGACGCCGGGCTCGAAGGCCTCGCCGCGCCAGGCGAGAGGGATGTCATGGGTGACGGAGTCGCCGTTGAATTGGGTCAGAGTCATGTCGGGAAAAGGTCACGCGCCCCACGTGTCGCCGGGCGTGTAGGTCGCGGTGGTGAGTTGCATGCGCCCGCAGAGGATCACCAGTCCCTCGCGGGTCAGGTGTTCGATCTGTCCGCCGCGCCACTGGCGGATCGCGCAGTCTTTCAGCAGGAACTGCGTGCCGCTTTCGAAGGCGAGCAGGACGTCGGCCTTGGTGCGGGGGAGCGCGAGCGAGTTCGTCAGCCGCGCCTCCAGCGCGTCGGCCGCTCCTTCGGTCTCGCGTGCGAGGGTGAAGGACAGCGCGTGGCTTTCGTTCCCGCGGGGGAAGTGCTTCGCGCCGGCCCCGCGGATGTAGCTGGCGGTCTGCACCACTTGCTCGCCGTCGATCGCCACGGGCTCCCACATGGGCGTGCCGAAGTCGACCAAGACCAGCGCGGCGCCGGCAGGGTCAAAGGTCACGCGCACGGGTGAGTCGTAGAGTTCCATCGGGTACGGGGTGGTCGGTTAGATCGGGACGGTCGCAGGAGCGCCTGGAGTGCCGCCGCCGGTTCCGGGCATGGAAACGGTGGCCGGGGCGGCGGGCCCGGCGCCGGGCGGGATGGTGAGGATCGGCGTCCCTGTCGCGCTACCTTGGGGTGCCCACGAGGTCACCGCGGAGAAGGAGTGGAGATCCGGGAGCGTCGGTGATCGCCAGCCCGCCGACTCCACCACGCTGCCGTCCACAAAGCGCTCCGCTGCAAGAATCCAACGGTAACCGGTCACCACCTGCGCCGTGACGACCTCACTCCGCTCCAGCACATACTCCCAGCCGGTCAGCGGGGGCGTGATGTAAAGGGTATCCGCTCCGAAATTGCTGTAGCGCCAACCAGGGTCCACCTCTGAGTCCATCGACAACAGCGGGAACACGACGGGAGTCGTGCCATCTTTGGTCAGCGTGCCTCCCACTGCGACCGTCGGGCCGCCGCTGCCGCCCGCGAAGTTCGCGCTGGAGAGCGACAGGAAGGCTGGCGTGTCCGCGACCAGGCTGAGCAAATTCCCCCCTGGTCCCGGCAGGCCGGCGCGCAGAGTGATGACCGCGCCGCTGGCCGTTGCGGTCGGATCCAGTAGCCCTGCGAACGAGTTGGCATTGATTGCCGTGACCAGTTGCGCCGCCACGCTCGCCTGGATCGTCAGGCCTGGCAGGGGCGCAGATAGATTGACGCTGTAGGGAATACCCATCACTCGGAGCTGCACCGCGGCAGCCAGGGGGTTCCCGATCACCGTCACCGTGGCCGTCGCGTAGGTGGGCTCGGAGCTGCCTGCCCCCTCCATTGGCACGGTGGCCGGGGCGGATGGAGATCCGCCACTTGTGCCAGGCATCGTCACCGTCGACGGCGGCTGTCGATCCAGGAACATCACCGGCTGGCCGCCTGTGGCCGCGGTGAGGCCGGTGAACGGACGCCACGCATGCGGGTTGGTCACCGGATCATACGGACCCGGCGGCACTAGATCCGGGGTCGGCACATCGGCGCTAGAAACCCACGCCCCGCCGACCTCCTCGGCCCACTGGAAGCCCCACTGATTGCCGATCGCGTCCCAAGAGACATTGCTCGGCGCGCCCTCAAACACATCGGCACCGTCAAGCGTCCACTGTGGTTTCCCGTCATAAAGCTCCGGCCGTCGCTGGAGCACCGGCGGAACCGCGCCCGATCCGCCCAAGTAGGTCATGTTCCCGGTGATGTAGAGACGCCCGCCCGGCGACAGGTCAACGGTGTGGGTCGGCGGCATGGGCTCAGTCGGGCAGGTTGGTGATCTCGCCGCTGGCGATGCTGCTGTAGAGCTGGGTGATGATCAGGGCGTAGGGGTCCAGGCGTTCGCCGAACTTGTAGCCGTCGATCCGGGCCTCGCCGTAGATGTTCAGCGCGACGATCAGGTCGTCGTTCTGGTCGTAGCCCTGGACGATCCACCAGCCGGTCACCAGCTCCTCGCGCTCGCCGGGGACGAAGACGCCGGAAACCGGCTTGTTCCCGCCCAGCAGCAGCTCGGCGAAGGTCATCTCACTCCATTCCTGGAGGGAGAACGCGTGGTCGGTCGACGTGCTCAGGGTGATGCTGCGGCGGTCGCGATACTTCCCGGGCGATGGGGCGCGGCGCTTGACGATCTGGCGGGTGGTCTTCGGCTCCCAATCCTGCACGGTGGGCAGCTTGGTGTAGTTGGTGGCTGGCGTGGTGTCCGGCTTGGCTTCGGGGCCGACGGTCACGCCGTCGATCACGGTGCCGGCGCGGGCGAAGAGGAGGTGGCTGCCGATGATGAGGTCTTTCATGGGATCAGGGTCGGGGTGTTAGGGATGAGGAGGTGGAGGGCTTAGAGGACTTCGAGGATTTCGGCGTCGCCCTGGTCGCGGAGGTATTCCGCGTGGGCGAGCGGGACACCCTCCACGACCTGGCGGGCGCCGAGGGTGAATCCACGGGCTTTCACTTTCGGGCGGAGGGTGCGGATCTTGGCGGTGCGGGTGTCGGCGGCGGCCGGCGATTCGGAGTCAGCTTTCTTGGGCATGGTCGTAGGTCAGTTGAGGTTTCCGGGGGCGGCGACGATCAGCTGGGTGATGTCGAAGGTGTCGTCGTCGGGATAGGTGACTTCGCCGCACTGGAGCCACATGACGGTGTTGCTGGCGACGGCGGGCGGCCACCAGCCCTGAAGCTTGGCCTCGATGGCGGTCATCAGGTCGTCGGCATCCTCCGCATCTCTCTGCGTCAGGAGCGGGACGGTGAAGAGGGTCACGGAGAAGCGGCCGGCGTAGTAGGAGGACTTCCCCCTGGTCACGTTCCGCGCGGACAGCAGGCGGATCACCACGGCCTTGCCGCGTGCCTTGTCCATCCGCCGCTTGAACTCGCTATCGATGTCGGAGCGGCGATAGACCACGACCTTGCCGGCCAGCCCGGGGATCTCCTCGATGCGGGTCTTCATGGCTTGGGCGATGGTGCGGAAGCGGGTCATCGTCAGAAATCGAGCAAGGGGGAGCCGCCGTAGCTGCCGCCGCTGGAGGCAGAGGCGCTGCCGGCAGTTTCGTCGAAGAGGGAGGCCGGCGCGTCCTTGAGGCCGGCGAGGAACTTCATCGCCTCGCGGTATTCATCGCGCCGCGGATCGGTCATGCCTTCCGGCACCGGGTTCATGCCGACCAGGGCGACGCGGGCGACCACGGCCGCATGCGCGATGCAGAAATCCGGCAGCGTCCCGGCTGCGCCGATCACGGTCACTCGCGGATTCGTCCGGATGGCTCCGCGGAACTGGTCGCAGACCTGCGACACGATGGAGGCGAGCCGCTGCTCGGGCGTGTCGCCGGCGTCCTCGGTCGCGGTGTCCTGGTAGACCTCCAGCTCGCGCGCGGCGAGGCGGGCGCGCACGTGGTCGGCTGTGAAGGTCACCCAGGGCATGCCCGCATCTTCCCGCATCCCCGCCCGGCGACCATCCGGGCGAGTGGTCCCCGGTCACGAAAAAGCCCCGCCCCCCTGGCAGGGGGCGGGGCATGGCACGAGCACAGCAAACGGGTGACTTACTTCTTCGGCTTCGCGGAGGGATCGGCGGGCTGCTCGGCCGCCTTGGCCTCAGCTTCGGCTTTCGCCTTGGCCTCAGCTTCGGCTTCGGCGGCAGCAGCCGCGTCAGCGTCAGCGTCGGGAGCTTCCTTCTCCTTGACCGGCTCCACCTGCTTGAAGTGGAGGAAGGCCTTGGTCGCAGCGTTGTCCGGCAGCTTGACGCGCTCCCCCTTGGCGAGGTGCTTGCCGCCGGCATGGATGCCCTTGGGGTCGATGACTTTGAAGGTCTTCATGGGTGGGGTTCGCTTGGGGATTCGGCCGATTACGCCAAGACGTTCGAGAAGTAGTAGCCGGCGCCGGAGGCCACGACCTTCTCGTCAGTGAACTGGCGGGCGCGGACGATGCGCGAGTCGATCTCGTTCTCGTCGTAGGTGAAGGTCGAGACCCCGGCCGGACCGCTGCCGTCGGCCGCGGTCCAGTTGAAGGTGCGGGCGAAGTTGAGCGCCTTCACATCCTGGCTGGACTGCGAGTAGCTCAGGAACGCCTCGTCGGTCCAGATGTCGGCCAGCGCCGGGGCGAAACCTTCGTTCGCGCCGTTGATGATAGTCCCGGAGACCACGATGTCCTGCACGCCGAAGATGACCTTCATCTGCTCGATGGTGATCAGGCCGTCGGTGTTGGTGTAGTAGCCGCGAAGCTCGGGAGCCTGGCGCAGCGCCACGAACACGTCGTAGGGCAGGGTGAGCAGATTCGGGATCACGCCGATGCGGGAGCGGATGACCGCCTTCGCCATCTCGATGTCCGCCACGATCGTGGTGCCGCTGGCGGCATTCCATTTCACGGACGGGCTGGAGGTCTGGGCGACCGCCCGCGCCATGTTGCGGACGCGGAGCTCGTGGTTGATCAAGACGACGTTCACGGCGCGATCCATGCCACTGCGGTCGGCGGCGAAGATGCTCGAGAACATCTGGAGCTGCATCTTGTCGATGGGCTCCTCGATCCCGAAGTCCTTGCAGATGAAGGTATCGCTGGAGAGCTTCGAAGTCAGACGCTTGAAGGCGGTGCTCGGTGCCCGCTGGATGTCGGTCGGCACGTCGTAGTGGTTCGCAGCGTCATACACGTAGTACTGCGCGGCGTGGATCTGGGTGTTGAGCACCGGAGCGATGCGCAGGCCGGCGGTCGGCTGGGTGGCGATGAACCGGGACGCGATGCCGGTCAACAGAGGATTGAGCAAGGGAGCCTTCATGATGGGTCAGGATGGGATGTGAGAGGGTAGGATGGCTTAGGCGATGGTGCGGAAGGCGTCGACGATCTCGATCACCTCGTTGTCGGCGGAGCTGCCCTGGCTGAGCTTGCGACCGAGGGTGTTGCCGGTGGCGAGAGTCACGACCTTGCCGCCGGTGCCCCAGCCGACATTCGCGCCCTTGGCGATCACGCCGCCGGCCACGACCTTGACGGAGCCGCCCTTGCCGAGCAGGCGGACGTTCACGTGCGGGTTGCCCTGGTCCTTGTGGACCAGCACGCCGATCGCGTTGTTCCCGGATGTCGCGAGCTGGACGGTATCGGCGGCGGTGCCGAGTTCGACGAGACGGCCTTCCATGTTCAGGAGGGCGTCGGTGGTGGCCTCCTTGAAGGACTTGTATGGGGTGTCGGTGTAAGTTTCCACGGCGGGATTGATGGTGGTAGTTGGCGGCTGGATGGCGGGTTACTGCTTGAGGCTGGCGAGGTAGGCTTTGTAGGCCTCGGCATCGCTGGCGAAGATGATGCCGCGGGCTTCATCGAGGTCCTTGGCGTCGCCGGCGGTGACGAGGGCCTTCGCCTGCTCGTCGATGCTGGTCGTGCCGGCCTTGTCCCCGCTGGCAGTGACGAGCGGCTTGTCGAGGCCGTCGTGCTGCTTCGGCAGTTGGGCGAGGATCTCCTCGGCGAAGGTGTTGCCGGCTTCGATCTTGGCGCGGAACTTGTCCTGCTTCTCGGTGTCCTTGACCGGGATGCGGCCGTCGGCGACCGCGGCCTTGACCAGCGTGTCGGCGCGCTCCTTGCGAGCGGTGGCGGCGGCGGCGTCGGAGGCTTCGACCTTCCTGGTCAGAGCTTCATTCTCGGCCGTGAGGCGGGCAGCTTCGGACTTGGCGTCGGTCGCTTCGGACTTGAGCTTGTCGATGGCCTGCACGGCGAGCGTTTCAGCGTCGGCGTGGGCGGCGGAGATCGCGAGGGCGGCGAAGATGAGTTTGGACATGGCGGGTGGTTGTTCGATGTCGGTGTCGGTGGTTCCGTCCGCGTCACTCGCGGCGATACGAGGAATTTCCCGGAACGCGGGCTCGTTGACCAATCCGCCGAGTGGTCCCCGCTCTGGCAGCCCGTCCGGGACGTCATCGTCGCCGAGCAGGAAGGCCGGCGAGAAGTAGCTGAAATCCCGCCCCTCGATGGCGGCCTTGCCCGCCCCGGTCCACTCCACCTTCGCCATCACGCCCTTCCCGGGCTCGTAGCGGAAGCCCGTGGGCAGCGCGCTGGCGACGCCCCGCTTGTGCTCGAAGTCGAACCAGGGCCGCACGTTGCTCTTCATCCGGTCGTCGAGCGCGGCCTGGAGGGCTGCGGCGATCGCAGCGCCGCGCGCGGCCGGCACTTTCACCGTGATCGGCCGAGGCTTCCCATCCACCCACGGCGTGATCTGGTGCTCTCCCTCGGGGAGGTAGACGATTTCATCAGGCAGGCCGGAGCCGAGGGCGTTGGCGAGGGCGGCGGAGATCAGGACTCTCATGCGCCCATCATCCGGCGCGGCGGATCAATCGCGACGCGCGGCAGTGGTCCCAGCTCAGAGCCTGAGCGACGACTTCAGATCGCTGTCGGGCCGAGCAATCACGACGTCGAACGGCATGGTTTGGCCATCTTCCAGCGTCAGCACGTTGCGGGGAAGCGCGTCTAGGATGAGGAGATCCTTCTCTTGATGATAGAAGGCCCCTTCTCTGCCGGAGATCGGTTTCCATCCCATTTCGCTGAACCATTGATCGATTTCCGCCTGAGGGGTCCTCTTGCCACGATAGAATGGCTGTGAAGTCAGGACCGACACGCCGGACGGATACTTCGCCACGGCCAAAACCCGAATGTCGTCCGCGAACTCTTGGTTCTGCCATTCAAGGCGGGCCAGGTATTCAGCCGGGGTGCCGTCGGCCAGCCCGACCGTGATCCTCGGCCTTTCGCGACGCCCTCGCGGCCGAATCATTTCCCGGTCCGCGGCAAACCCAAATTTTCCGGGCTTGGTCGCTTTGAAAACGAGCCCCTCTTCTTCGTTGAGGTCAACGAGGTGCTCGCCGCCCGTCAGATCGTCTTCCCTCGGCGGAGTCTCGCGTTCAACGAGAAGGCCTCTTTCATCAGCCCATGCAACGAGGGATTCAGCCTCTCGGCGGGAACGGATCTCGCGGGCAAGCCCAGAACTTCCCGGCTCTGCGTCACGAATTCCCCGTAGGTCGGATAGGACCGTTTCGGGGGAGACGCCAGGCTTGGACTCGCTACTTTCATCGGGCAACGGCGGGACACTAGTCCTCGTCGGAGCCGGACTCAAGATTTTTCCCGGCGCCGAGCTTGGGCCGCTCGCCGGCCCCAGGCGGATCGTCTCACCGTCCTCAATCACCTTCACCGGTGGCTCTGCCGGTAGCCCGCGCCGTTCCAGCGCCGCCCGCCTTGCAGCCGCCGCCGCCTCCCGGCCCGCCTCCTCCGCGTCCCGCGGCTTCGGCCCGCCGCGTAGCTCGGCCAGCAGCTTCGCCTTCACGTCCGGGTCCATCTTTCGCACGCTGGCGGCCAGTGCGTCGTTGAGCCCCGGCAGTGGCTTCGCGTCCTCTTCGGGCGAGGGCTCGACTTTCAGCCCCAGGCGCTGCGCTTCGGCGCGGGTCACGTCCTCCTGTCCCATACCGGAGTAAAAGCCGTAGGGCCCCCATGGCACGCCGAATCCGCCGATCTTCGGGTCGTTCTGGTAGCGCGCCCACCAGTCCAGATCCGTCTTCAGCCGCACCTCGCCCAGGTGGGCGGCGTGCCGCGGCCGAGGTTCCAGCACCCCGCGGTCCCGCACGAAGCGGGCGGCGGGAAAGGCCCGCCGGACCGCCGGCTTCATCCCTTGCCGCCACTGCCCGTAGCCGTAGGCCTGCCGCACGTTCGTGTCGAAGATCAGGCGCAGCCGGGAGACGCTGCGGATGTCCTGCAGGTCGGCCTGGTTCACGCCTTGGAACTCGTCGGGTTTGGCCATACCCTCCTCGATCATGAATCGCCGCATCAGCATCACGAAGTCCTCCCGGCCGCCGACACGGAGCGCCCGCTCGCCGTTGGGCAGGTCGTCCCGCACCTTCGCCATGTAGTCGAAGATCAGCCCCTGCGCCCGGTCGAGAAAGCGCGCGCTCTCCACCCGCGAGGAAAAGAAGGACCGCACCCGAACGGCCGGTTTCTCAGTCGCCCAATCCGCCGAGTCCCACTCCTCCGGGTTCGGATCCTTGTCGAGCAGGAAGCGGATCGCCTCCTCGAAAGCCATCGGTTGGTCGATCATGTCGTGAGTCGTTCGATTCGGTCCGCGAGCTTGTCCTGCCACGCGGCGCTGAAGGCGCGGGCCACCACCTCGTCCGTCGGCACCGCGCCCGCATTCGGAGCCATGGTCACGCTCTTCACCAGGGCGTAGACCGGGCGGATGCCGCTCTTCCGGCGGATCGGGAAGGCGCTGCCGTCGCGGTTCCGGCCGGTGATCCGCCGCACGGTGGATTCCCCGGTCGGCGCGTCGGTCCGCTCAAACAACGCGTTGCGCCCCGGGATCGTGAAGAGCTTCCGCCCCGTGTTCTGCACGTAGGTCGCGACCCGCAGCCCCTTGGCCTCGGGGATCATCGGAAGGGTGAGGTTCTGCACCCGCTTCGGCGTGATCGTCCCGCCGCGCACGCGGAAGGCGAAGTGGTCCGCATCGTTGAAGATGAGCGCGCCGGTCGCATCTGCCACCAGGAAGGCCCAGCCCTGCGCCACGTCCGCGCCGAAGCGGGAGGGTCCGCTGCTCGGGAAGCGCTTCGAAGTCCGCCAACCGCCGGCCGAGTCGAACTCTTGGGTGAACTTCTTGGCGGCGCTTGCTGCTGCCCGACCTCCAGCCTGATTGAGGTCGGTTAGGCCCGTCCCGGTCAGCTGCGAGATCAGCGCCCGCAGCGCCGCGGATGCTCCGCCGGTGACGTTGACTTCGAGGTCGATCATCGCTCGTAGCGGCTGGCGCTCCCGGCCAGCATCGCGCTGCCGATCGCGTTCTCGAAGGCTTCCTCCAGCGCCTGCTTGTCCAGCACGTCGAAGAGTTCTGGCAGCTCTCGCCGCCCTTTTTCTAGGGCCGCCAAAAAGTCCTCGTCGGTCACCTGCTTGGCCATCGCCAGCGCTGCCAGCCGCTCGAAGAACGGCCGCACCGGTGACAGCCACTCGCGCGAAACGCCGGTCAGTCCTTCCAGCACGGCGGACGAGAGCCGGTCCACGGTCATCGCTGGCGAGCGGGTAAAGCCGTCGTCCAGATCTTCACGCCGCGAGGCTTGCACGGTCACCGACGAGATCGGCCCCATGCCGAAATAGTCGGCCGCGGCCACCGTCGTGCTCGGCATCCGATGGACCAGCATCAGCACGCGGGTGATCGGCGCCAGCAGGCGGATGATGCGAATCGGATCCTCCGCCTCCAGCGCGGCCAGCCATTGGTGATGGCCGTCGACCACGTGGCCTTCCTCGGAGACCAGGATCGCCCGGTTGCCGCCCGTGTAGGCCTTCGCCGCCGCCACCTTCTCCGGCGAGTATTCCGCCTGCGTCGGCTTCAGCGTGTCGGGATCCACGGTTTCCTCGCGCGACTCCACACCGCGGGCCCGGAGGAAGCGGACCATCGCCGCGCGGTTCCCGCTGCGGATCTGCGGCATCTCCCGGCGAGGAATGCCCAGCGTCCCGGTGCCGGTCTCAAACTCGGACCAAGCGTCGGCGGCTTCCACCGGATCGGCGGGCTTCTTCGGCCCCTGCTTTGTCGGGTCCGGCATTCCGGGATCGCCCACCGGCTCGGCCGCTGCGGCGGGCTCGAACAGCTCATCCCCGTCCGCCGGCATCGGGACGCCGTGGCGCTCGTAGAGCCACGCCCGACCCACCGGCAGCCCCAGCTCTTTCAGCAAGATGCGGTCGCGCTCGGCCAGTTTCGTCTCGTCCTTGGCCTTCTCGAAGACCGCCCAGATCCCCGGCAGGTCCTTCCGCTCGCCGCCGTAGTTCAGCGCGACCAGAGACGGCGCGAGCTGGTGGGTCAGGATCTCGCCCACGAAGTCGCAAACGCCCTCGATCACGTCCTGGCGCACCGTCGCGTGGACCTCGCCCAGCGCCCGGCTGCCGGCGGTCCCTTCGCTCGAGGTGAGCGTCTGGCCGAGGATGAAGACGTCGCACTGCTCGTCGGCGAGGTCGATCAGCACCTTCTGCGGGAGCTGCTCGGCGGAGCGCCGGGCTTCCACGAAGTTCAGCTTGGTCCCCGCCGGGAAAGCACCCCACCCCGCGGATCCGATCTTCTCGAGCATCTCGCCGATCTTCCCCTTGTCCGCCTCGTTGGCATACTCCGCCCAGCGGAAGGGCACCCCGCACAGCTGGGCGAACTGGATCAGCCATTTCAGGCCGTAAACCGCCGCCAGCCAGTAGGTCGCCAGCGCCCGCAGCGGGGCCGCCACGGCTGCGTGGCCCGGGTGCCCGCCGTTCGTGGCCACGAGGAAGCGATGCGGCGGGAAGTCCTCGAACTGGTTCAGCGCGCCCATCCCTCCGGTCCGGTCCAGCATCAGGCGGTCCTCTTCCTGCCCCTCGTAGGGGTAGCCGTAGAACCGCGTCGGAACGACCTTCGTCGAGCCCGGCCGCCAGCCGCCCCCTTCCCGCTTCCAGCGGATCTCCAGCACCTGGTGCCCGAGGAAATAGCCCATCGCCAGCTCTTCCACGGTGCCTTCGAAGCCCTTTGTCCCCCGCGGCGCGTCCGGCCGCATCGACCAGATCGCCGCCTCCACGTCCTTCGCCAACGCCTCGGCCTTTGGCGTCGGCTTGTCCCCTCGGGCCGCGAATGCCTTCACCTGCCAAGGGGCCTTCCGAGCCGCCCGCTTGACCTCGCCGAGGTTCTTCTGGAGCCGCGGCCAAGTGTCGATCATCGCCTGGAAAAGCAGCTGCTGGCGTCGCAGGTCGCCCATCAGCGCCCCGGCCAGCGTCTGGCGCACGTCGCCGGGCAGTTGCTCCCGCTCGATCAGCTCCAGCATCCGGTCCTGAGCCTTGGACACGACGATGGTGTCGGCCCCGCCTTCCAGCCGGAGCACCGGCCCGGCATCACGGGCCTCGATCAGCGTTGAATCGCGCCGCGGCGGAAGCGCGGAGCCCACGGGGGCGAAGGTGTTTCCCATGGGGCGGAGTGTGGACCGGGGGCCACTCGCGATCAGTGGCCGGCAGTGGTCCCGCCTCGCATGAGATCACCGCGTAGATCGCCGCCGCCATCAGTATTAGCACAGCCCACGCCGTGCGCAGGCCGCTCACCAGGCTGCCGCTTTCCGTCAAGCCTGTGCCGTCGCAGTGATTGCAGACGACGAACCCGGCGTCTTGGACGTATCCCTCAGTGCAGTGTGGGCACGGTTTCATCGCCTCAGCCAGTGGCAGCTTTCCATCCCGCAGCCCTTCGACATCCGGTCGATGTCGGCCCGTAGCCCTTCGATGATCCGGTCCTGAGCGGCCAGCCGGGCGTTCAGCGAGTGCCAGATGATGCTGGCCAGCGTGGCGATGACGCCGGCGAGCGTCCCAATGATCCCGAGGACCCAGCCGATGGGGAGTTCGATCATGATTCGTTGGTGGAGATGGCTCCGGCCGCGGCCAGCCGGTAGGGTTTCACGGCCGCCGGCTGGGCGACGTAGGGCGGGCGGCGGGCGGCGATGCAGCGCGACTTGAGAATCCGCACGATGCTCACGCGGTTCGCCTGGTTGCCACCAATCACGTGGTAGCAGGTCGCATCCTCGCCGACGTAGAAGCCGACATGGCCACCCGATCCGCGCGAGAAGACCAGCACGTCGCCGAGCCCCGGCGCGGCGACCCTCACCCCGTAGCGCGCCCAATTTCGCGCCCACAGCGGCTCTCTGACGACCTCGGCGGGCTGGCCAGTCCGGCGATAGCAGACGACCGCGACGAACAGCCCGCACCACGGGATGTCGTCGTCGGAGTAGCCGTCGATCTTCACGCCGGCTTGGTTCAGCTCGTCGCGCCAGCCGATGATGGTCCGATTCGATCCGCGCCCGACCACCTCGGCTACGCCGTGCTCGGCGACTGCCAAGATGATGGTCCGAGGAGGCTCCTTGAGCTTGCCGAGCCACTGATAGCCCGCGGGAAGGTGGGAGACGATCATCGGCGGCGAAGCGGTTGGAGTTCCGCCCACCGCGGCCGGGCGGGAGCTGCGACAGTCGCGCTGGTGTGCGCCCCGCTGAAGTAGAGCGAGGCCAGCAGCGGAATCAGGAACGGAGTCGTCCGGCGGGTCATGGTCGTCAGAGAGAAGAGGTTGCCCGGTTGACCTACCCCGCCGGGCGCGGGGCTATGAACTCCACCGGTGGCTTGGGCTCTTGCGCCCGGTGGCGGCGAGGTCATCGCCGGAAACGCCCTGAGTTGGTGCCGCGTCACGAATCTCACGTGATAAACGAGTCTTGCCCTCGCGGCATTGGGAAAGGGTCAGGGCTTGATGCCCCATGCGGCGTATTCAGAGGGCGGGATCTCCTTGCCGGTGGCGGGGTCGAAATAGACCCACTCCACGCCGCCGCTCTTCGCTCCGCCGTCCTCGTGGCGGATCAGATACTTCAGGCCGGTGTCCAGCGTCTTCGGGTCAGGGCGGACCGACCATCCGTTCTCGTCGACGCCCACCACGCACGATGGGCAGAGGAAGAGCGCGAGCACGGCCAGCACCCACAGCGGCGACATGCCGTCGCCTCCGGTGCCGCCGCCCTTGGCCCGGAAGCTCCAGGCGGAGGAGATCAGCACCAGCGCGAATCCGGTCAGGGCCTCCGCCTTGGCCGGGTCCAGTTTCCCCCAGGCGACCAGACCGCCGGCCACGCCGGACAGGATCTTGCGGAACAGGGACAGGATGACATCCGGGCCTTCGTTCGCGCCGATCGCGTAGATCAGCGAGACCAGGGCGAGCAGCACACCGGAGACGAGCTCCACGGTGGCCTGTGACGTCACCCCGAAGGTGACCAGCGCGACGCCAGCGGCGAAGGCGATTTCCCGGAGCGGGCCGAGGATTTGATCTTTATTCATGGGGTCGAGGGTGTCGGATCGATGCCCCGCCAGCGTGCCGCCCTGATCCACAGGCATCCACGCCGTCGAGTGGTCCCGATTACCAGCCGCCGACATTCCCGGACGAGAACGGCGACACCGGCACGTCGCTCTGCTCCGCCACCTGACCGGTGACCGCGCCGGACAGACGAGCCCCGCACCCGATGGTCCCGAGGATGGCGTCGCCGCGGTCCGGAGAGTGCCGGCCTTCCGCCCGCATCTTGTCCTTGGACTCCACGCGGAGCTTGCCGTTCTCCGCCCACTCGCTCTTGCGGGTCGTGAGCTGCTTGAAGGTCTCGGGATCCAGCACGCCGAGGTTGATCCGGCCGCGCTCGATCTCCCGGCAGCCGATGTGCCACACTTCGCCGATCAGGTTCGCATACTCCTCCGGCTCGCTCGCACCCTGCCCGCCGTGGAAGCGGTTCATGTGGAAGCCCTCCTCCTCGATGGCGTCGATCATCGCCGTTCCCAGCCCGTCGGCATCGCCCCACACCTGCCCCGGATGCAGCCCGTTCGCTTTGAACAGGTGCACGAATTCCCGGGCCGCCTGCATGGTGTTCTTCTCCACCCAGGCCTTCGCGATCCGCACCGTGTTTCCGCGGCGGATCGCCAGCACGTTCTCGTCGCGCCCTGCCGCGAAGTCGCAGAAGGCCACCACCTCGCCGTTGGTCTCGGGCGCCGGCTGCCCGTCCAGCGCCCTCCGGAGTCGATCCGGGGAAAGCACTAGCCGCTCCGCGTCCTCGGTGAATTCCGCGTCGTGCATCGAGCGATAGAGCGGATGGTCGGGGCCATACTTCTCCAGGTCGCGCGCGCGCTTCGCCGGGTCGATGTGCGGGCACTCGTCGGAGCGCACCTTGCGGGTCCAGAAGAACTTCCGCATCGCGTGGAAGGCCTCGTAGAACTGCCCCCAGGGCTTCCCGGGCGAGCTGACCCAGAGCTGGAACAGCCGTGTGCACCGGTCGAAGGCCTCGAACACCCCGTCCGGCACCGTCTTCGCCTCGTCGACGATGATCATCACCGGGTCTTCCGTCGGACCGACCTTCGGGTGCCATCCCTCCGCCCGGCCGGGATCGTCGGTCGAGAATCCCAAGGCGAACCCGCCCTCCGGCGTCTTCAGCTCGGTCTGAAGGAAGACCCAGCCCGGGAACTTCCGCTGGTGCACCCGCAGCGCCGGCCACAGCTGCTTCTCCACCTGCCGGAAAGAACCGGACGTCACGATCACCTGCCCACGCGGGAAGCGGCTCAGGAACCAGCAGATCGCGGCCGCCACCACCTTCGCCGTCTTCCCGGAGCCGTTCGCCGCCGCGATCGCCACCGGCGGCCCGCCGTGCTCCTGCAGGCCAATCGCCTCCAGGCACTCGATCTGCCAGTCGTAGAGCGTCTTCTCGCCGAGCTGGAACCATGCGAATTCGCTCGGACTCAGGATGGTCCGCTGGGTCTTCACGATGGCTCGGAGCTCGGCTTCTGGATGCCGTCGCGAATCGCCGCGATCCGCCTCACGGTCTCTTCGTCCTTCTCGGTGAGCCGCACCCCTTCGCCCTCGGTCTGGATCGGCCCCCCATCGGGTCCGCTGATCTCCTGCGTCAGGCGCTCGCCGTAGCGCTTCGGGTCCCACTTCGCCAAGAGCTTGAGGCGGGTTTCCACTTGCAGCTTCCGGTGCCCCAGCATGTCGGCCCGCTTGACCTCCTTGCCGTCCGGCTTCTCGGTGATGGTCGCGCCCTCCAGTGGGGTGTCAGCGATCCGCAGGGCCTCCAGCGCGATCCGGTCGAATCCGGCGTCTCTCGCGCGCGCGATCCCTCTGGAAAACTCCGCATCGTCGGCCATCCAATCGTAAACCGTCTGCCAGGCCGGCATGTCTTGAGGCTCGCAGATCAGCGTCAGCGGCGTTCCAGCGGCGAGCCCGTCAAGGATGCGCGACTCGACGGCCGGCGTGCGCTTGGTCGGGCGACCTCGGGGCCGCTTCACCGCGCCCTTCACGCGGACCTTCCCCTGCTTCGCTTTCTTCGGGCGTTTCACGTTGGTAGTACGCCGCGGGCTGGAAATCGCGTCGAGGCGGGCCGCTGGTCCCGTCCATCAGTGCCGCCAGGGGTGGCTGGTTCCGACCTTTGGCCTCCGCCTTTTCGCCTGGCACGG